AAATAGTATTTTTGAATATATTCCTGTACTTCGTAATCTTTTGGTTCTGCACCAAATGTTGCCTTCGCCACAGATAGTTTACCATCTTCAATACGCTCAAATACGCCTACCCAAAATGGTTCTTCAAAATATACCGTCAGTTTTCCATTTACTTTGTCCATAAGAATCCCTCCTAAAATAAAATGAACAAAGAATGGACAACCCGGAGGGGCAGGTTACTTACCCTATTTACATAGGACGGCTGGGCTACCTACCAGCTCTAATACATTTTTAATGTACATTGCGTTTTTATCTTTGTATTTATAATCAAGCCATATGGCACGATTAACTTAATTCAGTAAATATTGATTTGATAAACCCATTATACCCTTTCTGAATCATCCTGTCACCACATTTCATCAGATCAGAACCTGTCGAAATCCTCCTGTGTGGCAACCTGCCTCCATCCTTTATACTCATCGTTCCTGCTCTCCACAAACATATCATTCACCATCCCGATAGTCAGCAGATCCAGATCCCGGATTGAAATTCCCAGCTGCACACACCGGAGAAGAAACAGGGGAGTTGTCATTTCACGGTCTGTTGCATGAAGTTTTTTTTAGCCTCCACATCCGTCCTGATGTTCATTCCCCACAGCTCGATCAGCTTCGGCAGAACCTGGTAAATACTGAATGTATTAAACTCATCCAGCCATTCCTCCGGATTATCCGGAATCGACGGATCCGCATGCTTCGCCATCACATACGCAATGTTCTCGAACATCTCAAGGGAAAACAGATCCAGGGAAGACTTTTCCGGATCCCCATCCCCGATACTCTTTTCCAGCACAGATAAATCCTTGTAGATATCCCTCTGAAATTTAATCCTGTAAATACGCGGAATGGCGGCAGATGCCTTAAAAGCAACCGCCTTCCCGTCAATCTCAATCTTTTTCATCATGCTCATATCTGAATCCTCCTCAGCTCAGTGCTTTTCCATTTCCAGCAGCATCCACAACAGACTTCCCACTATCAGATGCCTGCAAAGAAGCCGGATCTGCAGCCGGCAGATACACCGACTTATACCAGTCTGCATAAACAGTTGCATCCGTAGTATTCCCTGTCTTTGCCTTCACCTTTCCATCCGACAGCGGCGTGGCTTTAATGGTCAGTGTTTCCGTCTGCACTTCCTTCTTCTCCTCGTTGGTCTTGCCCTCGATCTTCGGACGGGAGGCCGAACAGTTATACATCACATGGCGGATATGGCGCACATCCCCGTCGAACTCAAAAAGCAGGGCAAACAGTGCCAGTTCTGCATCCGAGTTTTCAATCAGAACGCCCTTGGCATCCAGCTTTTCTCTCAGCACATCCGTCCGGAAGCTCTCCGGAATCAGTGCAAGCTCCAGATCCCCGTCATAGCCCATATTGTTGTTGATCACATAATACGCAATACCGTCCGCATAAAAATTCTCCGGCTCCCCGTTGGCATCCAGGGACAGTGATACAGAGCCCGGAAGCGGCACCGGCGCTGCATAGGACACCGCCCCGTCCTCCCCGACCGTCAGTAAAGCGTAATGCGCATTTTTCAGGTTATACTTCACCTTGTTATTCTTATCAGACATATTATCCCTCCATCATTTAACAAATCATTACAATTCCATACTGTACAGCACCTCATACAGCTTTTCGCTCTGGATCCAGACCTCCGACTTATTATAAAAAATCCCGGCATCATCCAGAACTGTTTCCACCAGAGCTTCTGCCCCGGGATCCTTCCGGTCCGTGTAAAGCTCTATCCTTACTTCACTGATCCGGAAATATACCCGCCCGTCTGCCGCAAAATTATCACTTCCTGGAAGCAGATAACAGATAAACGGCGGATCCTGGCTTTCCCCTTCCGCAAAATGGTCATAGGCAAAAGGAAATCCCGTCTCTTCCAGCATCCCTGCCAGTTCTTCCAGTGTCATATGCTTTCACCTCCTGCCATCACCCCAGTGCCTTCTCCACTTCCCGTTCCAGAGTCTGTGCAGCCCTTTCCTCAGCAGGCGCAATATGGGGAAACGCCCTTGTCCTGCCGCCTTTTCTCAGCGCATGGCCAAACTCCAGCAGATGTGCCAGCTGGTACCTGTTCCTGGAATACACCACGATCTCCATTGCATTGGCAGTTTCCTTCGTGGTCTTCGCAGCCCAGCTCTTTGCATAGGCACCGGTCTTCACAGGGGCATTCTCCCGGATATCCTTCCTTGCCTGTGTCCCTGCCTTCTTTACCGCTTTTTTCATATCATCCGCAGCAAGCTGTGCATACTCTTCCAGTCCTTCCATGATCACATCTGCCATCTGGCTGACTGTACATCTGTCCCCTGACATGCTCTCACCTCCGGACCTTCCTGCATGTGAATTTCAGACACTTCTTCTTATAATTCAGATGATCCACACTCACAATGTCATACACCTGATCACGAAACAGGATCCTGTGGGTAACAGACCGGATGCCTGCAGTCTTTTTACAGTACCGCACCGTCACAGTCATTCCCACATCCTCCACCACAGTCCCTGCGGTTTCCACTTTCCTGGAACTGGCAAGCCCCTCACCGCCTATCGTAGCAAAACAGCAGTAATCCTCTGTCCACTCATTCCTGTGATTTCCGATCCCGTCCTTCACAACAGAACACTTCTGAAAAATCACCTTTTCATTCATCAATCCAACATCCATGACACCCACCAATTCCATCCTTCATAACAATATTCACCAGAACCATTTCCTGCATCCGGTTTTCATTTCCATTTCACGGATATTTTCTCAGAATCCCGGTTTCCTCACTCCAAACAGCAGACTCCGCAGATCCATCACCAGCTGATGATGATCCGCTTCCTCCCTGTGTTCATACAGATACGCAGCCGCATACTGCACGGCAATCTTCGTCCCCTGCAGATCTTCAAACTCATCCTCATCCGTGATCCTTGCCACGTCCATACAGATCTGCTGCCCCTGCTCGATCAGATTAGAAAGCAGCACATCATCATCGTCAAAATCCACCCGCAGGTAATTCTTCATTTCCTTTACTGTCACGATCACGGAACATCACCTTCCATTTCCACCATATAGGAAGCAAAATTACTCCAGCTGTCCGCCGTCTGATAAGCCTCCAGGCTTCCTTTCGGCACATAGATCTTACAATCCTCCGGAATCCCATTGAATACAGTTGCTCCGGAAAGCTTCGGCGGTAAAACCGGCAGAAAATAATACCGTTTCATTCCTTTACAGTTCTCAAATGCATACTTAGTAATTGCCGTCACAGCCGCAGGAATTACCAGTTCTGTCAGCATATGACATCCTGAAAAAGCATTATCTGGAATTTCCGTTATGCCATCTGTAAGCCGGATTCCCTCCAGAAGCCAGTCTTTTCTGAATATGCTGCCCCCAATAGCAGATACTTTCCCTGGAAGATACAGTTCTTTCATGGCCAGACACTCATTCAGGGCAAATTTTCCAAGCGATGTGACTGTCTCCGGCATAGTGATTTTTTCCAGAGAATGACATTCCGAAAATGCATTATCAGGGATTGTGACTATTCCGTTCGGAACAGATACATTTTTCAGGCTTATGCACTGCTCGCACAAATATCTTGGAATTGCTTCCAGATTGTCCGGAATCCCCAAAAATTTCAGGCCATAACAGCACTTTACAATTCCATTTCCAAACAGACCGTCTGTTTTTTCCAGTGTGACCGTCTCCAGTCTTGAAAAGCAGCAGAAACAATAGGAAGCCAGTTCTTTCACATTTCTTCCCACTTCAATTTTCCTCACTGCTGACAGATACTTCATGTTTTCCTCTTTACTTTTCTTTCCTGCTGTAAAAACATAAGACCCCTCGCTGTAACTTCCCATAAACGTAACCATATTGTCTTCCTGTGGCAGAAACCGAAGCACATACTCCCCTGCTTTCTGGTACCGGTGTGTCAGGATAATCCTGTTATAATTCCATCCTTCTGCTGTTTCCAGTTCACTTCCATCACCCCAGTCCACCTTCACACCGTTACTGAAACTCTGACCAAAAGAAACCTGCGGCTCCAGCATATCTTCATCCAGCGTCACATAAAACCTTGTGGCCCCGTCATCCGTAACATACTGGGCAGCTACATTCATTTCCCGGTTTGTTGCTTTCAGATCCTCCAGCGACCAGTTCCAGCCCTTACAGACCAGTCCTTCGTGAAACGGCAGATCCGGCAGGCGTTCCAGCCCTGCAAGCTCCTCAAGGGAAAAGCTGTACAGCAGGGTTCCATCATAATCAAAAAACCGGACCGGCAGGGACATATCCGCTGCCCTTCCGCCTGACGGGATCCTGCTCACTGCATCCGGAATCTCCCCCGGTTTCATCAGTGCAGAAGTACCGCCCCTGACACGCACCGCATCTGCAATGGCTTTCAGTGTTTTCTCATTTACAAGCACATTTGCCATCAGTACGCCACCTCATTTCCATCCGTCAGTTCATCCATTCGCCTGCCAAGTTCCTCCACCGTCTTCCTTATCTCCTGTACCTGTTCTTCAGTCTGGAATTTACTGTCATTTTCCAGTTCACTTACCTTTGACGGTACCGGCACATTTTTCTGTGCGCCTTCCTCAATCCCCTCCAGTTTGGATTTTTCACTGTTCCCAAAATCATTACTGGAAAGTCCTTTCCCAGTTTCTTTATCCACCTTATTCCTTAAGGCATCTTCCAGTTACTGCCTGGTCACTTCACCGCCGCCAAGCCCCAGTTCTTCCGAAGTTTTATTTCCGGTCAGCTCCACACCATTGATCTGCGGCTTATGACTCATATTTTCATAATTATTTGAATTAGGAACACTGCTCATGGTCCCTGTCAGCTGCTCCATCACGCCACCTCCACCGTCAGTTTCAAAACCTTATTTGCAATAAAAGCACACCTGTAACCATTTGCCTTATTCAAAGACAGTTCCCAGATATACCTTCCCAGTTCCAGATGCTTTGTATCTTCCTCTGAGAATCTGATCACTTTTTCCTTCACATCAGCCTCGATCCGTACCGCAGGCTCCGAATCCGCCTTATTCCGCTTCGCCGCAAAGACCACGGAATCGCCTTCCTCAAACTCATACTCCGATCCGTCCGGCAGAAATGCCTGGAACGCAAAAGAAGGCGTATCCCCCTTTGTCATCTCAATCCTCATATCCTCATGAACCACCCAGGACATCCCGTCACCTCCCACAGATTTTCCTGTTTCCATTCCGCTTATCATTCGTCATGCTCACAGCCTGGCTGATCTGATTTTCAGACCAGCGAACACTCCACCACTGCTTGTTGTTTTTCAAACCTGAACCCTTCCCTGCTTCGGTTAAAGCAGGGGACAGCCTACGCTATCCCCTGTCACTCCTGCACATTAATCAGTTTTCAGTTTCATGATCTGCACGGCTTCCGGAAGAACCAGTTTTCCGTCCACACGTTCCTTTGCAACAAAACCGATCATTCCGTTGCCTGCAAACAGTTCATTCAACTGCTTGAAGGATCTGTTTCCACGGTCACCAATGTTGTAATAGCTGTAATCCCCAAAAGCGATGCCGTCCTTCGGTGCATAGGCAGAAGTCTCCACCTTATATCCCAGGATTCTGTCCGGTTCCCCTGCCTGGTAAGCCGGCTGCCAAATATAAGCACCGTTATTGTCCTTCAGCTTTCTAAGGGAAGGCAGTGTTGCATCATTCATGATAAAGGATGCATTTTTACGGTACGGACGTTTCAAGCCATACACCAGATCCAGCATGTCATCTGATTTCAAAGCTGCAGCCAGTGTATTCAGCAGATGTCCGCCGCCTGTTCCGTCAAAAATACCGGTCGGCTTCCCTGTTCCGTTTCCGTTCAGGAAGGCATCCTCTTCCGCATTGGCAAGTGCCTTTCCAAACTGGACAATAATGTAATTTTCCAGATTAAAGGCATTGTCATAAAGCAGTTCCTCAGTTACCTTGATTGCCACATGAAGCTTATGTGCATCCAGAATCTTCTGGTCAAAGGTCGCATCCCCGAAAGTCAGTGCCCCGCCTTCCTCGATCCAGCTTGCCGCCGGCTTGGTAGCTGCAATATTGATCTTGTGCTCCCCGGAAGTCACAATCCTTGTAGCAAGACGGTGCATGATATTCTCTTCATTCAGAACGTCAACCAGTCTTCTATCATACTCTTCCGGAACCAGATAACCGCCGTCGGCATCCACGCCCTCCTGAAGGGTATTGGAAACCTGGCGGAAGTTGCTTCTCAGTGCATTCAGCATTGCCCTGCGGTATTCATCAGAAGCACGTCCTGTCTTTGGCCCACCCTGGCCGCCTGCATAAGGCTTCCCGGTCAGCGGCTGGTTTACCGGCTGGTTCAGGTTCTTTTCCATTTCCTCTGCCTTGCGGTGGCGGTCAATCGCCTTTGTCAGATCCTCAATCTCCGCTTCCATCCTCTCATAAGTTGCACTGTCCTCCGCAGACAGCACCCCGTTTTCATTCTCATGGGTATCCACAAAATTTTTTGCAGCTTCCCAAACCTTAGCTCTCTTCTCCATTAATTCCTGAATCGTCATAATCTGTATCCTCCTCAGATATATTTTTTGATAAAATTTAAGCGTTCACGCAGATCATCCGCAGAACGCCCTGTAACATTCGTATTCACTTTCTTCTTTTCACACTTCTGGCAGGCATTCTCCGCCGCCCCGAAACATCCATTACAGGGATCATTCCCCTCAGCACCATTTCCATTCAAGCCGATTCCAGCCTGATCTTTCACGGATTTTCCAGTCTTTCCATAATGCCTCTCCAGCTTATTCATCAGTGCATTATTCACTGCCCGTCTGGAAAACATTACGGAATCAGACATCCCATTTTCAGTACGGTCGGCACCTGGATCTCCATTTTCGCCTTCACTGCCCTGTTCCTCTTTCTGGAACAGGATGTCATCCGCAAAACCAAGCTCCACAGCCTTATTCGCATCCATCCATGTTTCCGCATCCATCAGATGTGACAGTTTCGCCCTGCTCTGTCCCGTTTTTCGTACATAAGCATTGATGATGGATTCCTTCACAGCATCCAGAAGTTCCATAGCCTTCTTCATCTCTGCATGGTCGCCCCATGCAACCGTGGCCGGATTATGGATCATCATCATGCTCACCGGACTCATCCACACCTCGGTTCCGGCCATTGCAATGACAGACGCCGCAGATGCCGCAAGCCCGTCAATCTTCACCGTAACCTTCCCTGGATACTCCGACAGCATGTTAAAAATCTGTGCTGCGGCAACACAGTCACCACCCGGACTGTTGATCCACAGGGTAATGTCCCCTGTTCCCGCATTTAGCTCATCCTTAAAAAGAGCCGGCGTGACATCATCATCAAACCAGCTCTCCTCAGCGATAACCCCATTCATGAACAGGATCCGCTCCTCCGCTTCTTGGCCGGTTTCCTGATTCACCGTTTTCGTTTTCTTCCAGTTCCAGAACTTCTTCACCAGTCCCATTCTCCTTTCCATTTCCGCCGGATCCGGCACCGCCAAAAAGCCCGGCATCTTCAAGTTTCGTCATATTTCCATTGATCAGATACAGATCACCTCCAAGTTCCTCCGGAATCCTATCCATATTTTCCAGTTCCCGGATATCATTGGCACTCATCCATCCGTTCTGCCTTGCTGTAGCGTAACCGCTCATCCTTGACTGGTAATCTCCCCTGAGCAGACCATCCACATTGAATTTAAAGAAATACTTCTTCTTTTCCTCCGCGGACAGCAACGCCCTGACCATTGCCTGTTCCCACCGGCTCACCCAGGGATCCAGTGTATACTTCACAAACTCCAGGGACTGCTGCTCAATGTTGCTGAAGCTGGACTTGTCCAGATCCCCGACCATATGAGGCGGCACCCTGAAAATCCTGGCAATCTCATCAATCTGAAACTTCCTTGTTTCCAGAAACTGTGCCTCATTCGGTGCAATGGAAATCGGCGTATACTTCATTCCCTCTTCCAGGACAGCAACCTTATTGGCATTGCTGCTTCCCCCGAAAGTGGACTGCCAGCTCTCCCGCACCCTGCCCGGATCCTTCAAAGTCCCCGGATGCTCCAGCACTCCTGACGGAGCGGCACCGTTGGCATAAAACTTGCTTCCATACTCCTCCGCAGCAATGGCAAGCCCGATTGCATTCTTCGCCATGGCAATAGGTGAATATCCGACCAGCCCATCAAACCCAAGCCCCGGAATATGCAGCACATCCGCCGGATGCAGGCGCACAATCTTCCCATTTGCTTTCGGATCCGTCCCGGTCCTGCCGTCCACATCATCCCCGTCATAAACCAGGTACTCATAATAAAGCCTGCCATGCTCATCCCTGTCCACCGTCATCCGGTCGGGCATCAGCGGATAAAGAGCCACAACCTCACCCTTCCCGTTCCTGATAATCTGACTGTACGCATTCCCCCACAAAAGCAGATGCGTCATCAGAGTCTCCCGGAACACAAAGGAAGTCATCTCCGGATTCGGCTCATCATGAAGCAGAAAATAAAGCGGATGATCCACCGCCTTTTCCTTACCGCCATTATCGTTATACCTGTAAAACTGCAATGGCAGACCCGCCACTGCCTCAGAAAGAATCCTCACACAGGAATACACTGCAGTCATCTGCATGGCACTCCGTGCATTCACTCTCTTCCCGGAAGCCGTACTCCCCATAAAAAATCCATATCCACTTCCAGCTGTGCTGTTAGAAGGAGCATCCCTTCCCCGAAACAGCTTTCCAAACAACTTCATACTCATCTGTCTTCCCTTTCCTCAAACAGTTC